GCAGGGGATGGATACGATAGCCCATCTGGTCAGTATCCTGGTTGGGCGTATTATGCAAATAAAAGTACGCAAACCTATAGGCTAGGTCCAGAAAGAGGAGAGGATGGATGGGTAAATTTTTTCTTAGATATAGACGAATCAAAAACCATTCAAACTTATTTACCAAATAAATCTGTTTCTTTATTAAACACAACAGCAAATAATATAAATTTAAAAACTTTAAAGGTTGGTTCAAAAGTGGACATTCGGTATGATTTTTCTTTAGAAACCTACGCTCCAAATACAGAGGTTTGGATCAGAACTCTTTTACGAGATGAGGACCTATCACCAACTGGATACGTTGGTTTAGTCAAATATCAATACTCATACGATATCTCATATTGTCAAACCATCTTTATCAACAGCGATAGAATTAAAAACTATGGTGGACAGCCTCAAATCAGAACTGACAATGAAAGTTCTTTTATTCTAAAAGGCATCTATGTCTCAGTGTCTTAGTGGTATAATTAAGCAGGAGGACTAATGGCATTTCCAGGCACATATAATTTTAATTACTACCGTGGTGATAGGTATGAATTTGTAATCCGTCCAAAAACTGCAAACGGTGGGGCTTTTGATTTAACAGGATACAGCGCAAATTTTTTTGTTGCTAGTGCAAGAGGAGAAGGTCAAACTCAGTACGAAATGCAGGCTGTTGTTGACGGATCTGCAGATACTGTAACTTGTACAATCCTACCAGGCGCAGGAGAAAGCCTAACTGCTGGAAACTATGTTTATGACGTTCAAATAGATTCTGGCGCAACATTAGTCTATACACTTTTAACGGGAACTGTGACAGTAACAGATGATATTACTGGAGCAGACGATTCATAATGGTTGACGTATTACTTAATACCGATGATGTTGTAGTTATAGGACCACCAGAGTCAATTGACTTATTAGTTGATATTGGTCCACAAGGAGTTCGTGGCAGCAAATTTATCGTTGGTTCTGGAGAACCTAATGCACTAACAGCCAGTGGTGTTTTATTTGGAAATACTTTAATTTTAAATGATATGTATATCAATACCGCCCCAGGAGAAAATTATGGATATATGTACCAATACATTTCTCAGGCTGGTGCAAATACTTGGGTTCAGGTTTTAAAAGTAAGTCCAGCAATTTATTCGGCTATAGAAACAATTCCCTTTACATCTGGCGCAGCATCAATTACGATTCCAATATCAAACATAGTAACAGTTAGTGGTTCACCACTTACCGCTTCAAATTTCAATGTTCAATTTAGAATTGAAGGAGCAAATCCAATTGCATCGGCAATGGAGATTCCTGCTTTGGCAGGGGCTGGAACAAATTTAGTAATAAATTTTGACGCAGTTCAATATAGCGGTGGTACTTGGTCAGCACTTACTGGAAGTAAGACAGTCCATTTATTTATCTCTATAGTTTAACAAAAATGGTATAATCTTTATAGAGGTGACCACATGGCTGTAGAAAATATAGGAAACTTAGTACCAACTAAAATTCCAGCATTAAGTGACGATGCTAACATTCAAGATGCCTTAAAGGCATACCATTATGGATCTTACGATTTTAATACCGCAGAAACTAATACAGCAAATCTTTTAAATCCATCTATTGCTTACACTATCAATAATTTACAAACTCAAATTACTACAAAGGCTGCACTAGAAGTTGCAGCAAGAGATAGTTCAAGAGCAACTACAACTGCTCCTACTGCAGCAGCATTTACAGCATTTTCTAACACAATTCCAGATGGATATGTTTGGCTAGATACAGATTCATCTGCAGGGGTTGGATATTATTCAGCAACCTCTGCGTATACAACAACTGCTCCATCAACAAATTTAGCAAATGGTCTTATTTGGATTAAAAAAGGTTCAAGCCCACTTGAAATGTATGTTTACAATGGCGACACCAGTACTTTTAATAGGGTGATCTAGTGCCTACAGTATTTGATTCAGATGGTAAAGCAGCCTACGTATATAATGTAGCAAATGACACTTGGTATCAAGTTTCTGGAAAAACAGATATCTCTGGAACATTTGAGTGGACTGGGCTACACACACACCTTTCTAACTTTACAACCTCAGAAGAGTCTGTTGCAAAAAAAGGTACAAATAATTTTCTTAATCCATCAGCCAGAGATGCAGCAATTCCATCACCTACTGCTGGAACTGTATGCATAATAAGGCAAAATGCTGGTGGCTCAACAATTAACGAATTGCAAGTTTACATTGGAGGAAGTTGGATAACTTTTCTACCATCTCCAGCAGGACAAACCGATAAGTTTCTAAAAAGTAATGGTACAATATCTTCATGGGTTGATGCACCAGATGCACTAACTCAAGTAATATTAATGATGGGAGCCTAAATGGCAACAACTTACAAGGTTTTAGGACAGGTAAAGCCAGCAGCAGCAACACTAACAAGTCTTTACACGGTGCCTGCAAGCACTTCAGCAGTCCTTTCAACAATAGTTGTCTGTAATACTACAACAACTCCAGATGAAATACGTATTGCAGTACGGCCTGCAGGAGCAGCAATTAATGATAAACATTACATTGTACATACAGTCGGTGTACCAGCATATGCAAACTACACATACACACTTGGAATTACTCTTGCAACAACAGATGTGTTGTCAGTGTATGCATTGTCTGGAAACATAAGTTTTAACGTATATGGAACGGAGATCTCATAATGGCAATTACACAACAGGTAGTACCTTCAAAATTAAGACACCTACAAAGTTTTGTTAGCAGTGGAACTTTTTATCCACCAGCAGGAACAACAGTAGTGTTTGTTTCAGTTCATGGAGCATCAGGCGGTGGCGGAAGTGGTAATAGTAGATATAACAACTCTGGATCAACTGGCGGACTTGGTAAGATTTCAGGCGGATATGTTCAAGTAAATCCACAAGCCCCTCATGGAGTAACAATTGGCGCAGGTGGCGCTGCTAATACCACAGGTGGCACAACTAGTTTTGATGGTGCAATAACTACAATTGGTGGCAGTGGTGGCACAGCCTCTACTGGTGACAACAGCCCCCAGACTGGTGCTGCTGGCACTACAAGTGCAGTAACATCACTAACAACCCTGAACCCAGATGCAAGCGCTACAGTTAGAGTTACAAGTTTTAACACATCAGCAACTAACGTTGCTGGTGGCGCAGGTGGTACAGGTAACAGTGCAACATCTGGCTCATCAGGCATCGTACACATCTACGGATACTAAAGGAAAAATATATGAAAAAATATGCAGTTTTAACAGATCAAGGAATAGTTGACAACATCATTATTGCTGGTTCTTTAGAGGCAGCAGAAAGTGCAACAAGTTCTTATTGCGTTGCAATTCCACTAGGAACATTAGTTGACATGGGGTATGTTTATTCAGATGGAGTATTCTCAGCACCTGCTGAAGAAACTCCTGCTTAATAACTTAATATAAAAAATACCCCCAAAGGAGAAATCCAATGGGGGTTATTTTTTTATTAAACTTTATTGCTTACATGGATATTTGTTATACCACTCTTGATACTTTTTTCCATTGACGGAACTCCATGAAGACCAATCTGCTCCACCCTTAGTCATGTGTAGAGCAATTTGTGCATTTACTACTGGGTTTAATAACTCAGCGTTTGAATCCAGTTCAAATTTCTCTCTACGATCTGACCCTAGTTCTCCAAGCATATTTATTTGAAACACGCCATAAGAACTATCTCCAGTTTTTACATTACCGTTAAAAGCAAGTGGACGACCATTAGACTCTGCCTTTGCAATAGCACAAGCAGATCTTAAAGCCTTTCCTTCAAACCCTACATGACGTAACATATCAACTAGTTGCTCATCAGTTAAATTATGAGCATTTTCATACTTTTCTAATTTTTTCTCTTTAGAAACCAAAAAGGCCACCTTTTGGGTGGCAGACTTGACGGACTCTTTAATTAGTAAGTTGTTTTCATTTGTTGCATTTGCAGCCCCTGAAAAAACAGTACCACAAATAACCAACGACAATACCCCTAGCCAAACATTTGCTTCTCTCATTGTAAAATACCTCCTAGAGAACAAATGCTACCAAGTAGGTAGCATGTATTAATTATAACACGAATTTGCCAATAGAGTCAAGTTTGAGTAATAAAATATAAAAATATTTTAAATATCACATTAGTTAATGGTATAATGATATAACTATGGCCGCCTTATATAGAAATACCGATGAATCTGCAATGTCGCCTCAGCC